TTGTCACCCACCGTCGCGGACTGGACCCGCACGATCCACGCGCTCGAACTGGTGAAGTTCGCCGCGCCGTCGCCGTAGAGAAGCGGCTGCCACACAACGTGGCGCGTCATCGGGCCGGTCAGGCTGAACCCGTAATTGCCGCCGTCGATGCTCCCCACGTCGTGATAAACGATCCCTGAACCGGCTACGTTGTTCGTGCCGATCCGCAGATTTTCGGTCGTGAGCGCGGGCGTCGTCCCGCCCAGCGGCTCAAGGTAGACGTCGCATTCGAACCCGTAGATGTCGCCGGATGCGATGTTCAGCGGGTTCGTGCCGGTGGCTAGCGGATTATAGGGGATCGTGATCGTGCCATAGCCGTTGCTGGCGTTTGTCACCGTCACTTCGGTCGTGAAAAAGCGGCGCGACCCCAAGGGCGTAGAAATCGTCTCCAGCTTGGAGTTCGCCACAGTTGCACCAGAGCCGGCAGACGCCACAAGGCCGCCGTTCGCTGGGCTCGCCTGCTGGAACAGCGGGTCGAGGAAGCGATTTACCCCACGATACCGCACGTTCGCGGACCCGCCGAACAGGGCCTTCATCGCATCAGCCGTCCTGGCGTCCATCAGATAGCGGCCATACCCATTGAGATGGACGCCGACATCAGGCCCGGCCGGATAGTTGATATATGTGCCCGCCAGCAGGTTGCCGGCGGCATCGGAAACAGCGCCAACCGGATCGGCGTAGCGGATCATCGACGGGTTCGCCGCCGCCAGCGCCTTGAGATTGGCGTTGTGCTGGACTAGCGCGGAGCGGATCAGGCTGCCGGTGCCTGAGTACATCACACCATCACCCGAATAGCCGTAGATGCCGGTCAGGATCACCGGGGCGGCGGATGCCATTATGCCTGCCAGTGCCTCGGTGATATTGGTCAGTGCGGTGGCAACCGCTGCCGTCACCTGCCCGGACGTGGTCACCGAAGAAAAATCGTTGATCGAGCAACCACCCTGGATCAGCACAACGTCGGGATTGAGCGCCAGCACATCGGTGATCGCCTGCCGCGTGACACCTGCCGCCGCCGCATCGCGCGCCAGCAGGTTGGTTGTGGTTTCACCACTGATACCGCCGTTCGCCACGAGATATGCCTGCGGGTAGAACGACGGCAGGCCCCACTTCCTGCCGTGCTGGCGCAGGGTGATCGTGCCGCTGTTCCATACGGCCGATCGCGCTGTACTGACGTCGGTGGTTTTAGCGTCGGTCGTGGCGTTGGACACGTAAACCGGGCTGTTAGTATTCGCTTGACTGTCGCCCAGCGTGGCGACGCGTACGGGCGTAGAGCGCAGTTTGACCACGCCCCGCGCCGCCGCCCAGGTGTCGATGCCCGGAAGCCCATTCGAATGAACTGCCATATCTCGCGCTCCTTAGATGCCGACGCCCGGCGTGAAGTAGATCGTGCCGGTCGCGCCAGTCCCGATCGCGGCGACATGGGTTGCGGCCATGACCGTCATAACCTCGATTGCGCCCGAAGGAATCGGCGTCCCGGTCGTTGCGTCCGCCGTCACGGTGGCGTCGCCGAACGTGACGAAGATCGTCTCGGTCGCGCCGTTGAACACGCGGATTTGGCCGATGGCGTTGCCGGTATTCGTGGCGACGCGCTGGCTTGCTGCGGACACGGCGATATTCACCGTCCCCGCCGGGCGAGGGGCGAAGGGTTGCATCGGTTTTCCTTTCTGGGGTGGGGAAGGTGTGTTAGGGGTGGGGGATGCTGAGCATCGGATGGGTTATGTTCTGGAAGGCCGTCGTGCTGACAGCCTGGGCCACGTATCAGGAAATCAGGGACGAGAGGCGGCGCAAAGGCGTCGATCCACTCCTAGTTGCCATTTTCAATCAGGAATGGCAGCGTCGCCGTGCCAAACAGCCCCTTGCGCTTACCGATCGCACGGCCAGCACGCTTGAGGACGGCGGGCCGCTCGAACAGTAGCTTTTCGAGAGCGCGCTGGCCGGTCTTTGTCCCGCCGGCAGCAAGCAAAGCTGCCAGCGCTGCGCCGGCACCAGCGCCTTGGGCTGTGTCCCCCGTCATATAACCAATCCCGCCGCCGGCGGCAGAACCGCCAAGGGCCGTGGGGATAGCGGCGGTCAGCATGCGCTTGGCGGTGCCACTGTCCGGCAGCTTTGATGGCAGGACGCGCTGCCCGGCATCGGCCAATGTCGCGAATGGCCGTTTCCCACCATACTTTGTCTGCGACTTGGTTCCGGCGTTCACAAGCTGCGACGGGGTGAACGTCTGCACCTCACCCGATCCTCCGCCATTCCTGGCCGCCTTGACCGCCTCGCTGATCGTCTTCGCCATGCGGTAGGCCTGATCGGCGCGAGACAACCCCTCCGTTACCGAAGCGCCGCCGCCACGCTGCATTTGGCTCGTAAGGGCGTCCTGCGCCAGAGTCAGCGCATCGCGATAGTCCTGTTCGAAGCCGGGAGCCGCCTTGTCCGCCGAAGCCCGGTAGCCCTTGATGCCGCGCACTGCCTGCTGGTACGTGTCGCCGGTCATCTCACCAGCTTGCGCGATGGGGCCGACGCGGTTGTCCATGGCGGTCCCGAAGCGCGATGCGTAATCGGCGGGCAGTTTGCGATAAGCCAGAGCCACGTTGTTCAGGTCTTGCGCGAACTGAGGATCGAGCGGCACGCGCACACCAGCGGTGGCCTGATCGTAGGAATTGCCGATCTGGTCCATGAGGCCGGAAACGCCTTCCTCGCCGATCTTCGAAACCTTGGCCCCAACCGGCTGCCCCGCCTCATTGAGCGCCTGCTGATTGAAGGCTCGCAGGCCTTCAAGACGCCGCGCGTTCACGAGATCGCCGACACCGGGAAGGCTCGTCATCGCATCCTCGGCGGACTTCGTGAAACCGCCGAGCTGCTGGCCAATGGTCATAGGAATGCCGCGATTGCGCAGCATCCGCACAGGCAGAGACCGTGTCGCGCCGGCAGTGAGCCGGCCAAGTCCAACCCCGACGCCTTGACCGGCTGCCGAGCCGGCCGCGCCCACACCTGCGCTCAAGAGCGGGTCTTGGCCCGTGTTCGCGCCGTAGATGCCGCTGTACGCCGCATCCGTGGCCAGACTGCGCGCGAACGGGCTGGCGTTTCGTGCCGCGTTGGCGAGGCGGGGGGCCCCACGCGCAAGGCTGTTCAGGCCCATGGAGCCAGCCTTGCCCAGCGCGCTCGTGCCCATGATCGAACCCGCGACTTGGCCAAGCGTCATCGGAACGGGGTTCTGATCGCCCAGCGCGCTCATCTGTTGCGGCGCAAGCATCGACGGAACGCCGAAGCCGCCCGCGTCCGCCACGCCCGCGACACCCGCGCCAATGGGATTGCTGACAAGGTTGTTGCGGAACTGGTCAACAGAAGACAGCGGCTTGGCGACGGGCGGGATCGTCGGGTTGATCGTCCGGCCCTGCATGTTCTTCGAGATCGTGTTGGCGAAGTTGCGATACCCTTCGATGTCGCTGCCAAAGCCATATTTCTGGTCGTTCTCGACGCGGAACTTCACGTAATCGTCGGCGAAGTTGGGGTTGCCCAGGTTCTGCGCGATGAACGCAGCGTGGGCGTCCTGATACTCCTTGGCGACAGGCATGCCGCCCTGTGTCGCGCCCGCGCCCGCTGCCGATGGCGCGCCGACGCCGCCCATGAACGTCTCGTTGAGCGGGTTGTGCGTGGGCAGGGGGGTGACGTTGCCGTTTGCATCGGGAACGCCGCCCAGAATGGCCGTGGAGCGCCTGCGGGCATCCTCGGCCAACGCACGCAGGCGCGCCATCTTGTCGAGGATCGTGGCGTCGCGGTCCGATGAGTTCGGGAGATACGGCCCTACCGCCTGTTCCGCTTCGGTAGCCGTATTCAACTGGCCTCCGGTGAAGCCGAGCGCGCTACCCACGATCCCGCGCGCTGCGTTCCCGGTCTTGTCGAACTGCTGGTTCGCGGTTGTCGGGAGGTAGTCCCAAAGGCCCTGGATGCCGGAAGTGGCTCCGGGGCCAGCCTTGAACTGCGTTTCAAGCTGCGAGACGATGCGGTCGAGCGCCGCGCCGCTCTGATATCCGGCGATGGCGTCGGCGCGCTCCTTCGCGGAGATGCGCGGCGCGCTCGTGGCGGAAAGCGGCGGCGACCAACCGGGGATCGGCTCCGGCTGACCGTTCACGCCGATCCGCAGGCCCTTCTGGTAAAGGTCTGCCGTCATTTTCTGGCGGTCCGCCGCGAGGCGTGCCGCATCGTTCGCCGCAGAGCGTGCCGCAGCCTCCGCAGCGCGCGCATCTGCGTTCGCGGCGCGATTGTCGCGGTTCACCGCCAGGGGATCGGGCGGAACGTCGATCACATTGGACCGCGCGGGTGTAGCGGGCGAAATGAGGCGCACGGGATTACCCTGCGCATCGACCTCCCACACATTCCCGGCCTCGTCACGAGCTTGCGGCATTAGTAGCCCCCGATTTGATAATTGTTGCGCCGACGCCATTCCTCTGCCTTCTGCGGGCCGAGGCTCTGCACTGCACCGCGCCATTGCTCAGGCGATAGCGTCGGCGCGCCTTGCGCCTGCGGAGCGGCGGGGGCTTCGGGGATGGGCGTCAGCCTGCCAACCGGCGCGGTCGGAAGTTGCCCGCCCATCGCGCCGCCGAGGCCGGAACGCGGGCCGCTGTAGATGCGGTTGGGGCCGAGCGGGACAGTGACATAGGGGTCGCCCTTGGTGCGCAGCCAATTGTCTGCCTCATGTGGCCCCAGCTTCTGTGTGATGAACTGGTAATCCCGCTCCGTATCGTTCGGGGCCGGTTGCTTCGGCAGAAGTTCACCAAGTCCGCCCTGTGCGAGAGCGACCTGATCGCCATTGATGCCGAGACGGCGGGCGGCCTGTTCAAGCCTCGCCTGTTCCGCCGCCTTCTTCGCCATCTCCATGGCATCCATGCGGCCGCCGGCCAGCATCTGCACCGCGCCACCCTGACCACCGCCACGCTGCGACAGCGCGTCACCGATCACGGCCAGCGCCCCGGCGATCCCGTCGCGCACGCCGAACTTGTCGCCACCCTGCCAGAAACTTGGCTGCCTCGTGGACTGGGGCTGGGTCGCGCTGGTCTGAGCGATGGAGGCGCCATCCTCAATGTCCCAATGCTGACCGACCCCGTCGCCATACCCCGGCGTGCGGTATGGATCGATGCCCAGTGTGCCGAAAACGCCGCGCTTGCGGCTGCCGCTTCCGAAAATGCCCATCAGAACTGCTCCCTCAAGCGCGAATAATCGACGGTCTGGACGCCATCCACGACAGGGCCGAGCGCCCACGGACGCAGGCGCGCGACTTCATCGACCATGACGCCGATGCGCAGCGGCTCTTCCGGTGCATCCCACACGTAGTTGTACGCATAGACGCCGAGCCCATCCTCTTCGCCGCCGAGGTGGCGGATATTGCGCTTCACGCGGCGTTCGGACTTGGTGATCGCCGCCGCTCCGAGTTGGGCAGCCGGCCCCAGAATCGAAGCTAGAAGCCCGCCCGACTGCTTGGACGTCGATGTGCCGTTCGTGTTGATCGTCTGCCCGGTAAGAAGCGACAGAAGCTGCGGATTGAGCGCCTCGCCAAGCAGGCCGGCCTGCGTGTAGGGCGCCAGCGCTTGTTGCTGCTGGATGCCCCACAGGCTGTTGCCGAGATTGCCCATGGTGGCGAGATCGGAGCGGTATGAATCCCCCTGCTGGGACAGGATGTTCGCCAGAGAGGTGCCGGCGCCGATCCCGGCTTGCCCCTGATCCATGGCAAGCCCGGTATTGAACTGCGCCATGTTATTGGTCTGCCCGGCGTTGAACTGGTTCGTCTGGTTCGCCTGCCCGGCGTTGAACTGGTTGTTTTGCAGCCCGGCCTGATACAGCATTTGCGACAGGTCATTGGCCTGACCGGTGTTGAACTGGTTGTTCGAAAGCTGCCCCTGGTAGAACTGGCCCAGCGCATTGTTCTTCGCTGTGGCGTCCTGCGCATTGGCCGCCGCTTCGATCCCGAACGCCTGCGACGCAAGATCGTTGGCGGCCCCGGCATTGGCGAGGTTGGCCGCGTTCTGCGCATTGAAGGCCGCCATACCGAAGCTGTTGAGCGCATCAGCGTTCGCCAGCCCATAAGTCTGGGCCAACTGCGCCAGCAGCGTATCACGGTCGTTCTTGGCCTGCATCGAGGCGATACCGGCAGAATTGGCGCGATCCGCGTCGCCGCTGGCAGCGGCAAGCGCCTTGTTCCACGCGTCCGAATAGAGGCCTCCGCGAGTGGTTGCAGCCCCCCGCGTCAGGTCGGACAGCAACTGTGCCTCGCCGAAGCCATAGCGGCTGTCGCTGAAAGCTTTGTTGACCGCGCCCTTGCGCGCATAAGCCGCCTGTTGACGACCGGCGTTGTCCCAATAGTCCGCCATCGTGGCATCGACGTAATCGTTGAGCAGCGGGTTCATGTACTGGCTGATCCCGCCCGCCGCCGAGGCACCGCCGTAGGTCGCCACATCCTTGCCGGCCAACCCCGAAGTATCGCCTGCCAGATATGCGCCGGGCAGGGCCGCTACAGACGCGTTGGTGACATTCGGCGTGGCCGTCTTGGCCACATTCGCGGTCTGATACGCATCCGGCAGCGCGGACTGCTGCGCGGCAATCGTGGATGGCAGCGCGGATGCAGCAAGTCCGGCGGTCGAGGTTTGCGCAGGCTGCACGGCATTGATCTGGTTCAGCCCCGTGCGCAACAGGCCGCTGGCCATGTCATAGCCGCCGTTCGACTGGCCAAGCTGCGTGGCCTTGTCCTGTACGATCTGTTGCAAGCCGTTGAGGCCGGGAGCCACCGAGGATGCCGGCTGATTGAACAGGCTGGGCACCGTGTTCTGGTAGTAGTTCGTGATGGCCGGCATGGCGTAGGCAGGCGTGTTCGGGGTCGTGACCGCCGTCGATTGCTCTGTGCTCTTGGTCTTCCTGCTGCCCATCAGGCCAAATCCTTCAGAAGTATCGTCTGGTAGTGCCGCCAGTCCTTGTGGACGCGCTGCCATCCCGCGCGCCCTGCGATCAGCAGATGCGTCAGGCCCTGTTCGCGTGCCCATGCCTCCACATCGGCGGCGATCTGCTGCGTCAGGCTGTCCATGACACCGGCGGCAGCAAGCGCTTCGAGAGCGACCGCGCCGCCCGGATATTCGGTGATCTTCGTGACCAGCGCCGCGTCACCATCGCACCAGAACTGCGCGGTCCCGGCGATCAGCATCGCGTCGATCACGTCGATGGGCCAGAAACGCGCGTCATTGGCTTGGGCCAACCGATCCCGCCAGTCCCAATAACTATCGCTCACCGAGCAATTCCACGTCGAACGTCGGCTTCCCGATGCGCGCGAAAGTCGGCGCGGCGGACGCGGAAAACCGCAGCGCGACCATGCGGCCCTCGGCAATGAAATCCTTCTTTTCGCGGCCAGCGGGCAGCGTGAACGGGCCTTTCGTGCGCGCGGTGGCCTGCGGGTAGGCGAATGCCTTGATGGTCAGCGAGACATCGCCCTGCTGCGCCTCGAAATCGGGCCAGACACCGCGAACAAGTGCCCGCCGCTCGCCTTCGCCCAGGTACTGCGCCGAGGTCTCCACGAACCACGACAGCGCCGCGCCGTTAGCATCGTTGCCCTTCTCATGCAGGTAGGTCTGCCCCGCCTCATCGATGCCCAGCGGATAGGCCAATGGCCCGGAATCAATGAACGCCGTGCGCGCGATCGGGCCTTTCGACCACGGCAGCGCCTGATCGCCGACATTCAGCGAGATGTAGCGGCTGTTTTCCCCTGCATTCGATGCTTCAACGTCCCGGTTGTCTGGGTAGAACCACCATACTTCGCCGAACTTGCCGATGGACGCGGCGACGATCTTTGCGGACTGGTCAAGATCCACGTTTTCGCGAAACTCGCGGCTGATCGGGCAGGGGATTTCGGCCGGGACGCCGCCGTACTGGTAGGCGAAGAACCGCAGGTCCGGCGTCATCCAATAGGCAGTCTGGTTGACCACGATGGCGGCCTGTGGCCCGATCAGGCCGCAGCCGGATGCCACCTTGTCGAAGCGATATGATTGGTCGCTGCTGTCCACGAACTGGCCGAGGAACAGCGCGTTGTCGGTCCAGACGAGCAGGAATGAGCCGAGGAGCCGACAATCGACGATGAAGCCACCGCCCTCTACCGCTGTCTCGAATGCGTTGTTGTCGGTGGCCGGTGTCCAGTTCGACGGGTCTTCGATATCCGACGCGCGGATGCCCATCGGGTTGAACGTGTTGTCCACCTTGGTCACGCCGAACGCGAGAATCTGGCGCTCTGGCGTGACCAGCACGCGGTTGCACGATCCCGGCGCACCAGAAATGACCGTTGCCGGGGCGAGAGGATCGTTCTCCCACAGGTAGACGCTGCCGCCAGCGGGCGAGGCAACAAGGCTCTGGCCGTAGAGGCTCAGCGACCACGTGCGCGCCGTCTCCTCGGTGGCGCGAACACCATAAGCCCCCATACCATAGCCCCCGCTGCCATAGCCGCCGTCGTAGAGGACCGTATCGACAGCGCCCGTGTCCAGTCCGGCCGGCGTGATGTCGTAGAGGTCGCCGGACTTGATGACATAGAGGCCGGAATGCGTGCCGAATGCGACATTGACCTGCGACAGGTTGTCGATCCACGCCACCATCGACCGACAGACGCCGGTGATCAGGCTGGCATGGTAGCTTTCCCATCCGCCGATGGATTCGGCCCGGCCCAGGCGAAAGCGCACATTGTCGCCGTCCGCCCAGTTCCCCGGCGTCGAATAGATCGTCTCGTCCGAGACAAGTCCCGGCAAGATTTGAGGCGAGACCCTCATCCGCGTAGAAACACTTTGATTTCACCGGCGGTGAACGTCCCGGCCCCGCCGTTTGAATAAAGGACGAGGGAGGTAATCCCTCCCGGCGAGCGCCACTCGATCGTTGGCGCGTTGGCCGCAGAGACAGCCGCCAACCCGACCAGCCCTGATGCATTCGCCAGTTCGTTCTGGATCGAGCCAAAGTTAGCATTGATCGAGGGTATGATGATTTCCCCGTTGAACTGCGTGCCGTTATAAAACGTCCCCGTTCCAGAAGACCCACTTGCCCCGTTGACTTGGATTTGCGCGGCTCCAGCAGAGATGGTGGTGTTGAACTCCAGGCGCGCTTCCGTGAACTGCTGCCCCGTCACCTCTAGCGAGATAGTCTTGCTGCCCGACCCCGACGCCGTGGAAATCGTGGAGGCAAGTCCCCATGATTTGACATATGCGCGGTAACACTCAGTGCCGTCGCAAAGTACTTCGGCATATTGGCCCGGCAGCACGACAACGCCGGTCCCAGCGGCTGTTTTGAAGAGTACGATGCCGCCGTAATCGTTCTTGACCTGGTAGCGCTTTTCGACGGACGGGATCGTGACTGTGCGCGTTGTGGTGCCCGAGCCATACGTCCGAATAACCGCCATGCGCGCTTCGTCGGAGGTGCCGTTACCAGTGGTCAGAGGGTGGTCGGCGGACGACAGGTCGATATTGGCCCAACCAGCAATTGCGTCATCCAGCAACTGGATCGTTTTGGTGTTGAGAAACGCCCCCCAGATGTTCTTGCGCTCGTTTGTGCCCATAAGAAGGGCCCGAAGACGTGTAGTGAAGCTGTCGGCCATGGGTTAAACCTCGGGGTCCGTGATTTTCAGCCCGGCAACTTCCTGCTGTGCGACAAGCTGCTCCTCGACCTTCGCCGCCACTTCGACCGAGACTTGCTCCTTCACAGCCTGCGGCTCGGGCGGGAACGTCTCGGGCTTGCCCGCGATGTCGTCCCATTGGATGCGTTCAGGAACGTATGTCATATGATGAACCACCCTGTGCCGTTCGATTGAATGGAGTAGCTGGCCCACTGCGTGGACGTGGCCTTCGTTGCAGCGCCGTCGATCGTTTCCGACCCGGCCGCGTCGATCGTCACCGCGTTGGCCGATGCGTCGATTTTCTTGATGTGGAACGTCTGCCCGGCCACCGAAGCAGCAGCAGGAAGGCCCGCTGTCACCGCGCCACCCGCAGCGTTGACCAACACAGTGAAATCAGACTTGCTGAGCGCTTCCGAGGCGGTGATCGTGCGGATGCCGCGAAAAGCGCCGACAACAGCCGCGTCCGCTTTCTCCGCGTCCCTCGCGAGGTCTGCGGCGAAGCGTGGCGATCCTGTCGCCGGGCGGATGCGGAGCATTCACCAACCCGCCGGCACACAATTGACCATGCGGCCAATGTTCTCGCTCATCAGCACGGTTCGCGCGTCGTCTTCCTCGCCCAGCGCCATCTGGGCGCCTTTCTCATCGCGCAGAACCGAGCGATAGTAGGTCATCTTGGTGTGCGCCACGATCAGGTCAAAGCCTTCGTTCGTCCACGCGTTCGTGTCGCTGTCGCTGGTCAGCGCCGCCAGCTTCTTGCTGCCGGTGATCTTGACCGCGTAAACTGCCGATGGGGTCGGGAACAGCCGCAGGACGCTGCCGGCCTCTCCTTCCGCATACACGCAGGGCTGACCGACCTGAGCGGTCGGCTCATCCTCGGCCTCGATTTCCTCAATGGTTACAGGCGCAAGCTCCACATTCAAGGACGGGATGCTTACTCTGGTGATCTGGCCCATCGTCGCGGGTCGGGTGATGTAGCTCTGTGATGCGGTCGTGTTCACGGTGGCCGTCGTGGCCAGGAACCACCAAGCGCGCTTTTCGTAGTGGCGAACGGATGCCTGGATATGGCTCAAAAGCAACGCTTCTGTCGCGCCGCCGTCCAGAAGATCGTCTCGCACCATGTCGGCCGCGATGCGGTCCTTCATGTCGCCGAGCGTCGGCATCAGCGTTCCCGCTTCACAAAGCGCCCGCGCGCGTCGCGATCGGTGAGCCGTGAATATCTGTCAGCAAGTTCGCGATAAGCGCGCAACTTCCACAGCAGGCCGGCCGCCGCCCCGGCGGTGAACCCGGCGATCAGGGTCAGGATTTCCATGTTCCGCCTCCCGGAAGAGAGGGGGCGAGCCGAAGCCCGCCCCAACCCGTTAGCCGTCGTTGTCGGGGATGTAGGCGATGACCACCTCAGCCGCACCCGCCGTCGCTGCCGTGCCGGTCAGTCCGACAGTGGCGGTGATGCGGGTTGCCGAAGCCACCAGATAGCCGCCAACGGCCTCGTCCAGCGGGACGAAGGTCGTGGTGGCCCCGGAAAGGTCGGTGCCGAAATAATCGTCATCGGCGGTGGTGCCGATGTCGATGTAGTTGTTGGTTCCAGCGTTGAACGCCGTGGTGACGTGAAGGCCGGAAGCCGGTTTCAGGATCAGCGCCCCAGCCGGCACGATACCCACCTCGACGGCAGTGCCATTGTCCGTGTAGGCAATGGACTTCCGCAGGTAGTGGACAAGCTGGAAGGGGTACTGGCGAGCGACCGTAGTCGGTGAAGTGACCATATTCTCGCCTCCTTATGCGTTCGGATCGGGCGAGTAGGTCGTCACGACCACCGAACCGAAGTCGACAGAGTTGTACACCGTCTTCTTCATGCCGAAGATCGCGCCGCCACCGACGCCGAGCTGGTTTTCGTAGTCATCCAGTTCCTCGACCCAATCGAACTTCTCGAACGAGAAGCCCTGGCCGAACGCGAGCGCGCCGGCCTGTGCACCGCAGAACACTGCGCGGCGGGTGGAGGTCTGGTCTGCCCCGGTGGAACCATGAATTCCGAAAGGAATGCGATTGGCTTCGTGCAGCACGACGCCGTTCCACATACCCAAGGCACCCGTGAAAATCGGGTTCCCCGTGGTTTCGCCGCCCTGGATCGCAGCCTTCTGGATGTCCGCCCAACTGCCTGCGGTCGCTGCCGACTGCCGAAGCTGGTAGACCTGGAAGGGATGCAGGAACATCACGTAGTGATCGCGACCGTTGATCTTGATCGGGCGGATGTTCGGGGTGCCGACAGCGTTGGCCGTGGCCTTCACCTTGGCGCGGTCGATCAACGCGGTCGTGAACGTCGCCGTATTGTCCCCCTGGACAGCCTGATCGGTCGTCAAACTGTTGGGGCGAATGATTCGCGACGGAGCGGTGACGGCGTTGTTGCCGGTGTAGAGCGTGTCGCCCTGGTTGGCGATGCCGCACATCTGGTTGAAGAACGACTGATCCATGAGATCGGCCGCCCAATCGGACAGCGCCGCAGAGCACTGCATGCGGACATCGAAGGGAACGCGCTGGCGAGACATACGACCACCTGCCGAGGCGGCATGGCGGCGCTGGTCGATCAGCACGCTGTCGGTGTAGGTCGTGAGGGCTTCTTCATTGCCCTTGAGCGGGGCATCGCCCTGCACACCACGGCCGGTAAGCTGCATGCGAAGGGTGAAAGTGACCTTGTCACCCTTGTCCTTCTTCATGTCGCCCTTTTCCTGGATCAGGCTGTTGTCATCCTTGCCGATGAACTGACCGACGTAGGTCTTGCTCAGCGTCTCGATGGCAACGGCTTTCTCCCAGGCCTTACGGGCTTCAGGCGCGTTAACGCCATAAGCGGTCTGAGACATTGTCGTTTCCTGTCAAGAATTTGGATGCGCCCAAGTCCGTCGGGGTGCGATACGAAAGCGACGTTTATTTACGAGCCGGTCGGCAAGGCTCGCCTCCGTCCGTGGAAGCGACGCGTAGGAGATGGCAGCAGGTCAGCCGTAGGACTGCTGCTTCGCCTTCTCCCAATAGGCCTTGGCGGCAGCGCCGCTCAGGTTGGCCATGGTTTCCTCGAATGACCCGCCCTCGTTGGAGGACTTCGCCCCGATGGTGGAAATGGATTTCGCCGCTTCAGCGCCAGCCTTGATCGAGGCGATGTTAGGCGCTCTCGGTTTGTAACCGTTCTGAAGCGCAAGGCTGTAGCCGAACTCCGCGACGTTTTTGCCGGAAGCATGAACGCGCTGGCTGACTTCGACGATTCGCTGGGTCGCGTATTGCTTGGCATGGTCGCCGAAATAGCCTTGTGATTCGGCTTCCGCGATCAATTCGGATTTCAGGAAGTTAACCGCGTCCTGATAATCCGGCTTGGCCTTCGCATATTCGGCCTCCTGCTGGTTCACCGTCTCTACGAACGACGCGAACTGCTGCTGCTGGGCCTGCTGCTGGCGCTGGGTCTGCGCCTGGCGCGCCTGTTGTTCGATCTGCTCGCGACGATTGACGAGCGCCTCGAATTCCTGCGCCGCAGCGCCTGCGCTTTCCGGGTCTTGCGCTGCCCAGAGCTGCCAGTTGACCGCCTGGTATTCGGCGATCCGCTGATCCAGCGTGAACTTCTGAAACTCGGTCGGCTGCGTTTCCTGGACCTCGGACAGACGCGCCTCGATCTGCGCCATCTTGTCGCGGAGTTCCCGCTTGGCCTGGCGCTCCTCCTTGAGCGCCGCCGTCAAGTCGCGATGGCGCTTCTGATATTCCTCGACCGTCAGCGGCTCCAGCGGCGCGTCAGCCGCTTCTGTGGCCTGCTGAGCGTCAGCTTCGGTGGTGTCGCCTTCCGCCTCCTGCGGAACGGTCTCCTTGCCACCCTGCGCTTCAGCAGCAGCCTGTTCCTCTGCCATCTGCTCCAGCAGCGGCTTTTCCGCGACATTGCTGCCGCCATCGGCTTCCGCGCCGATCACGTTGTCAGTCATGTTTCACCTGTGGTTGCCGCCATACGCTGGCGGTGAGCGTTATTGAGCCATCTCCGGCACATCGGCAGAGCCGCGCAACATCATCACGGTCTCAATTTTGTTCTGCTCGGCGATGGAGGCGTCCTTCGCCGCAGCCGCCTGATCACGCATCTGCTTCGACTGCGCCTCCAGCATCTTCGCGGGGTCGATCTGCGGTTGATCGGGGGTTTGCGCCTGCTGGGCGAAGATCTGCTTGAGGGATTTGTTCACCTTGTCCGGGAACGGCGAGTAATCGACCAGTTCGGACCAGACCTCTGGGCCAGCGTTCGCCAGGATCGACTGCATGTTCATCATCAGCCCCCAGACCTTTTCCTTCTGGTTCGGACCAGCCGGCGCTTCGTCCACGATCACGTCGAACTTGACCGTGTCGGGCTGCTTGGCCAACGGGACATAACGGCCATCGCCATCTTCGCCGATGATCCTGACCAGATATCCGTCCGGCAGATACTTCTGGATGTATTTCAGCAGCAGCCCGCCTTGCGATTTGCGATAGAAACGCAGGCTGTCGTAATAGTTCGCGAGGATCGCATAAGCCGCCTGCTTGCGCTGGTGTTCCAGCACCCCCGGCTGGTTGCGCTCGACAAGGCCGAGCATTTCCTCGTTGATCCCGGATGAATCACGGATGCCGGTGATCGCCACCTGCAGAAGCTGGGCGATCTGCGGCGGAATCGACGGCGACGGCTTGGGCGCTACCTTGCCGATCGCGCCAGCCTTAAGCATCGTGATCGAGTCTGAACGTGCCCAGCTTTCCTGGGCCGCCTTCGGATCAATGAATGCGTCCATTTCCGCCATGATGCCGCCCTTGGCATTCGTGCGGATGATGTGGTGCAGCATCGAAAAAAACAGGTTGGCGAACCGCTGGGGGTCTTTCATCGCCTCGACAAGGCCGAAGAAATAGCCCTTGTTGCGGTCACGCTCGCCCGTAATCGACTTGATCGTGAATTCTCCGTCGGGCAGTTTGCCGTATTCGAGAATCTGCGAACCGCACTTGACCGCGCGGTAATAGACCTTGCGGCGCTGCTTAGCGGCCGTTTCCTCGCTCAGGAACCCCCCGTCCAAGCCCTCCTCATAGAGGTCTTCGGGAATCGTGATCAGCCTGTTCGTCTCAGGGTCGATTGTGGTGTAAGCGGTTTCAAACTCGAACCATTGCCACTCGGTGATTTCCACCTCGTCATCGCCTAGCGGCTCTTCGCTCTCCCACTCGTCATCGTTGTAGGCTCTGCGCCGGTTGCCGCCAGAGCGGCCCGCCGAAAACGGGATCGTGTCCTTTGATTCCGACGCGCCGGGCCATTGCTGTTCGTATTCGTCCTTACCAATCCTACGCTTGCGGCGGAGGCGGCGAGCGTCGATCAGGTTGGCTTTGCGCGCCGAACCGTCTGGCGTGACCTCAAGCGGGTCCACCCGCTCGATGACGACGCGGCCTTCAGGGTCGTCGTCATAATCCATGCGCGTTTCCGTATAGCCGTAGCCGCAAATCAGCACGTCACGGAATGCGTCGCTTTCCTCGCGATCGGCCATCGTCTGGTCGCGAATCCACTCGGCACCCATCGTCAAAACTTCGTTGACGCCTGCGTCTTCGGTGGTACGCGGCACATATTGCACCTGCTGCCGGTCGATGATCTCCGCGCCAGCGACAGCGTTGATCATCGGCCCGATACGGTTGATCGTGGTGACAAGCCGCCCATTGGCTTCTGCCTGGCTGCGCTCTTCGCGCGACCATTGATCGGACGCGACAAAAGCAAAGCTCTCTCGCGCTTTCTTTCGCCACGCGGCGTAGTGCTTGTCGTCCTCAGTGGCCCACTTGTCCAACTTTTCGGCAAGGCCTTCGGGCACTTCAGTCACAGGACATAACTCGGCGGCAGAGGCGGCGGCATCCTGACATTCACCGGCTCCTCATAAGCAACAGCCATCGCCCCGAACGCATCCGCGCTGTGGCTGGCCCAATCGTGTTCCGGGCCAAGCCCGATGTTGCGCTTCTCGTCGCGCTTTTCGTGATACCAGCCCAGCGCCTTGCGGCCCGCGTCGGTCTTGGTCTCGTCGAATCGAATGCGTGGAAACAGCTTGCGGACTTCCTCGATGCGCGCGGCCGCAGCGCCTTTCCCCTGGTTCGGAATGACCTCGACCGCGTATCCCGCGCCCTCGAACGCCGTCCGATACGACACGTCGAACACGCGGTCCTGTGTGTCGCCGTCGTGGGGCAGCCAGATTTTGCAGCGGTCAGGCGTGTAGCCCTGCGAGCGCATCCAGTTGAGATGCGCGGCGATGGGCTGGCCCTGAACCTCGTAGTGGTTCACGACCCTGATCTCCAATCCCACGAACTGCGCGGCCCAGAACACGAAGTTATCCGCCTTGGCACCGGTCCCGCCGATGTCCGCGAACAGGCGGACGATCAGGTGAGGGTCTTCGGGGACGACCGCGATCCGACCCTGTTCCTTCGCCGTCGCCAGGTGCTCGGCGAAGTATGCGCCTTCCAAGGCGGTGAGGTACTCGCCCTCCCATATGTGGCCGTACAAGTGTGGCCGCTCCAGCTTGTCTTTCTGGCGTTGGCGCTCAAGGATCGCAGGAAACCACGGGTTGTCCCGATGGTTCATCTCGACGATCTTCGTGCGCTGGTCGGTCGAATTGCGAAACCGCTTGTTCGTCGCGCTCGTCTCGCGCTCCGGGTTCCACGTGATCCACAGTTCGCTGTCTTCTTCGCGCAGCGTCGGGATCAGCTTTACCCACGCGGCTTCGATGACGTTCTCGGCCTCTTCGATCCACGCCAGGAGGATGCGCGACGTGGACTTGATGCTGTCGATGTTCCGGTCCAGCCCGGAGAACACATACTTGACCCGGCCCGACCTCGTGCGAATGTAGGTCTCGCCGATCTCGAAGTTCGCGGCCAGCCACGGTTCGGAGCGGATCGCGGCCTTGACCTCCTCCATGCTGGAATCGGCAAGGCTGTTCTGGAACTGGCGTCCGCAGAGGATGATCCCTTCGCGGCCGGCCCGGTCCCACATGTGTGCGCGCACTGCGGTCATCTTGGCGAACGTACGGCTCTTGGCTGAACCACGCCCGCCGTATGCGCCCCTTGTGTCTGCCTCGCCCTCGAATACCGGAACCAGCTTGTCCGGGATCAGAATATTAGCCGCCGTCACCTGGCCGCACACCAACCAGCCTGATTTCACTGACCACCAGATGCTCGCCGTCCTGACCAGCGCCAGTCACCTGCATGGGTAGAACCTTTCCGACCAGGGCCATGAACGCAGCGGGGTTCTCGTCAGCCTGACGTGCCAGATATTCAATGCCGCCGGCCTTATCGAGTGCGCCAAGGATCATCTCCTTGACAGCCATCGTGAACTTGTTCTTCGACCCAGGCTTTCGGCCCTTGCCCGCATTGGAAACGAACTCTGGAGCCTTAAGGCGGCCTTCGCCAAGCGGGGTGCCGGGCTTGCTGCCAGCCATATCCCACCTCCAAACGCAAAAAGCCCCAGCCTGACCGCTGGGGCTTCGAAGCTGGACGCAATTCCAGCGATTAGTGATTTGCTATCGTTTGGGCGCGGGGAAGTCAAGGACTTCACAACCCCTCCTCCATCGCAATAACATCGGCCACGAAACACACGATCGTATGCGCCCGGTCAGCCCCAGCGCGCTCCCCGAACCCCAGCGCGGACCCGGCGACACCGGCAGGCTCACCCCAGCGGCAGACGTTTTCGAACACCTCCCAATAGCCCGCCGGAATGTAACCACGCACCCGGTGCAAATCCTCGCGCGCATCGATCTCCAGTGCGGCGAGCAGTTCAGAGCATCCACCACCTCCAGCAGACACCCCGTAATTTGCCGTCAGAGGCTGCGTGAGGCCCGAAAGCTCCCAGAGCCTACCCACATACCGGATTGCCCCCTGTTGGCCCTCTGTGAGCCTCCCTAGGGCAATCCAGCGTGCAACCGGGTCGTGGTTGTTCACGATACGGCGCTCGCCAACGTATGTTCCCTTCGCGCGCTGCTCCGGCGTGATGACCGAAAGCGCCGCCTGGTCACGCTCGACAGCCTGCCGATCGTGCAGACGCTGGAGCGGGCCGCGTGTGTCCATGGTCCTGGTCTTGCGCTTCGCCATCAGTCCCGCTCCCTCAAGAATTTCACATTCGTGTTACCCGCCAACACAGTCACGATCGCATGATCCCGCACCACGATCCTGCGCCCGCTCGCGATCCGCACGAAGCACTCGGCCAGCCCGG